GCTTACTTCAGAAATGAACCCAGGGTAACAGTTGATACTTCACCATCTAAGTATTGGTATTACGAGTTTGGAAAAATACTAATTGGCAGCACACATGGTGATACTGCTAAACCAGAAAAGCTCCCAGGAATAATGGCAGCAGATAAACCGAAGCAATGGGGAAAGGCTGAATTTAGATATTGGTACACTGGCCATATTCATAACAAACAAGCAATGGAATTTCCTGGTGTACTTTGGGAATCATTTAGAACTCTAGCTGCGAAAGATGCCTGGCACTCTTCTATGGGCTATAGATCTTCTCGCGACATGAGCTGCATAATTCATCATAAAGACTATGGTGAGATCGGAAGGAACACTGCTTCTTTACAACTTATAAGATCTCAGTAGACCAATCCAGGGCTTTCTCAATATATCCAGCTTTGTTAGTTATATCAGTTGGTGTTCCATACATGGCTGAAACTGAGCTGGCCCAACCACCTAATTCGTTTCTCATATCTTCTGGACATTCAACAGATCTTAGCCTGGTAGTTAAAGTATGACGGAATGAATGTGACGTTGGAGATCCTGGCCCTAAAATTTTATGCAGCCTTTTATTGATTGCAGCATTTGCACTTTCTTTTCCTCGTTTTGTTTTTAAATATTTAGGAAAGATCCACTCTTCTGAAAGATCTAAACAATGAGCTGCAGCCAGGGAAGATCCAACCAGGGGAATAATCCTTTGAGAGCTCCTAGTCTTTAGCGGACGCATAGGATTTTTATGTATGACTAGATGAGGTATTGTTCCCAACTTTATATCCCTAGAAGCTAATCCTACTGCTTCGGAAGATCTCATACCAGTGTCAATTAATAAGCCAATGATCTGCTCAATTTTATTTGGAGATCCTCCAACAATATCTCGAACCAAGTTCAGTTGATCTGAAGTAAAGTCATCTCTTTCCTCACTATCTAAACCTTCTTTTGGTATTCGTAGTTTTCGGAATCTATGAAAGTGATCTATCTCATGCTCTTCAAAAACTAAATTAAACACTGCGCATATAGAATTAAACTCTCTTCGGACTGATGTAGTTCTAACAGATTTACAACGATCTCGTATAAAGCTATTGATCTCTACCTTTGAATATTCATGTGGAGGATGATCACCCAGGTTTGAAGTTAAATATCCCATATTTCTAACTACATCTTTATAAGCTTTGCTATCTTCATCTAAACCTTTAAGAATAGAATAAGCTTCTATAAAGTCTGAAGCTGCTTCCAACTCTTTTTGTTTCTTTTTAAAAGGATCTATTCCTTTAGCTATATCTTTTTTATATCCTCTTACTGTTTCTCTTGCTTCTTCTAATGTAGTTTCTAATAAATACTTACCCAAGCTTTTAGAAGTTTTCTTATAACGAAATCGAAATGTCTTTCCACCACCTTCAGATTCTGGACCTATGCGAAGATATAATCCATTATGATCTGCTAACCATTGAGCCTTATCAATTGGTTTTAAAGATTTAATTTTACGATCACTTAGCATTTTTATTCTACTGGCACAGTTACTGGCACAGTTTACACCAAGATATAATGAGTCTGTTGATATATTTCAAGAGATAATGAGAGTATCAATTTGTCTTATAAGGCCTTTACAGACGTAAAAAAAACAGCCATTAAGACTGTTTGATTTATTTTGCTTGGTGCCCGGAGCCGGAATCGATCTAATTTAATCTAGGCCCGGTAGTAAAACGATTTGTGAAATTTTTAATATCTACTGGCACAGCTACTGGCACAACTTGATCTAATTTGGGGTAGCTACACACTCATCTAAATACTCTACCATTTCACTATAAATCCATCGCTGACTTCCAGCAACTGTTCGTGATGGTGGTATCTTACCACTTTTTTGTAATCTATAAACAGAAGGAACAGATAGGTCTAGTAATTGTGCTACCTGTTGTACTCTTAAAAACTTATGTGCGTATGCGTCCATTTAACACCTCGGATTAATTTGCTTATAATCATAGACTTCACCAGAGCAAACTTTCTGGATATAGAAATCATTTTCAAATGCTGCGTCCTGGTAATCCATCTCACCAGCGAATGCCAGGATCGCAACGAACCAAAGAACTATGGCAATGCGCTTAAAAACTAAGATCATCATCTTTAAAATTAACATTTGGCGGTGGTGTTATTTGTGGAGATCGCGGTGGTGTAGGTGAGGCATTACTCTGCTCCTCATCTTTAAACATCGATATAAAGATTCCACTTCTACCAGGCTCGGTTTCTATACCAGCTGGGTTAAATGTTTTATCAAACATAATGTATGGTCCATACTCACCTTTAAGAACGACACCACAATTAATGTAAGATGGTTTTTCTTCGCCCGACTTATTCGTGTAAGTTCCGTTCTTTGCTTTTAAGTTGTATAGTTTTTCTGTTACTGCCATTTGTATTCTCCTTATTTAATAGCTAATAATTTATAAACAGCATGGTGTCCTTTGTTGCCATACTGGTTCACATGAGGGGTATGTATTGTTTTGATGTCATGTCCATCTTGATGTTTAAGATCTGCGATCCTCTGAGTAAGTGCAGTATTTTTTGGAAAATCATTTGCACTAATTCCTTCGGGCCAAGCCTCAAACAGCTTCTTTAATATCACTTTTTTCAGTGTCATTCTTATCTCCTATATTAAGTTTTTGTTTCATGGATTCAACTCCACTAACTTCTTGATCAACTACTACTACCTTTTCAGCATGATTACCACGCTCAAACTCATCTTGATCTTCAATACCACTAAATGAGAATGCGATCCTGGCTGCTTGAATCATTGCTTTGTGTCGCAACATCCTTGCTGGCCATTGCTTCCAAGGAGTAGTGTTTCTCATACACTCCTTCATGTACTCAGTAACTTCAACTGAATGCTTACGATCTTTACGATAGATCTGAACAGTTATAGACATAAGATTTCCATCTTTATCTAAGTTGTCTGTACTTTTCATCCCGTCGTATTGAGGGTGATTGTTAATGATCTTCATCCAACCATCAACTGAAACCATCGGACGAATACCGCCCTGGGAAGGAAACGCAAAGATCTCCCTGGTAAGTGGGTTTAAGTTGTGTTCTTTAGCAACTATAAGAAAGGCTGCAAATTGTCCGTCACTTATATTAGCTGGGACCGCAGTTTCTTTTAGCGCTTGAATAAATGGAGCTGCATCCATGTTGAACTTAGCTGCCATTAATTCTGTTAGTTTTTTCTGTGACATATATCTCCTAGTTTTTTAAACGAAAGGTGCGACTTGAAGATTCCGTAGCATACTGATCGTATATCCCATCCTCTTTAAGTCGCTTGGTGTTCACTCGTTTCGTGGAGCTCTCCTTCCAGGTCGCGAGTAGTTGGCCGGTTTCATCCGCTAAGAATGAATGATCAGCCATCTCTTTTTGGATCTCAAGTTGTGTATCAGCTTTGAGCTTTGTGAGATCTTTAATTTTTATGTTGATGCCACTCAATTTAGAGCACTTCATTTTGAGTCCATTCTTGGAAACCAAAGTTTCACCAGAGTCATGGGGCCATCTATTTTTTATATCAGCATGATTGATTGGATCTGGCTGTATTCCAGCGAGAACAAAGTCATGCCAAAAAGCAACTTCCTTTTCTACCAGGTGATCAATAATCTGCTCATCTCTGGGTATGTGATAAATTCGGAAATCGTTTCCATTGATCAGAACTGCAACATCTGCAAACTTCGCTTCAGTCACTGCCATGTAATGATAAACCTGGGCTAGATAATGTTCTGGTATGTCAGTAGTCCCAAGCTCACCCCAATCTGGAGAGTAGCCAGAAGTCTTGCATTCCAAGATCCCATTCATTCCAACGATCTCTCGATCTAAGTTAGCTAGAATAAAATCATGTTCCTTATGTTTAATGATCCTGTTGTTACGTCGGACCTTGTTGCCAGATCTTTTTTCATATTCTTCTGCAACTAGATCCTCCAGGGTACGGCCCCAATACATGCGCTCGCTATCTGGTGTAGCCTCAGAGCTACCGATCTTATCCTGGTAAACATCCAAAGGGGACTTCCATTTGCTTAAACCTAAAATGGCTCCAGCGTCGGATCCTCCTATTCCATGGCGTCTAGCTTCTAACCATTCGTCATGTGACATATCTAAAACTGATTGATTATTTTTCATATTACTCCCTATTATAGTCTATAAATTGTATCAAAAGATAGTAATTGTATCACAAACGGACGGCAAAAAACCCAGAATTTGCAGTTTCCCTGGCAGACTTGAATGCTCTTTGCATAGTTTCGCCTTCGTCAATCGCAGCATAGGGCTCTAAATTCTCTATAAAGATCAGAGCTCTAACATAGTTTATGACAGCATCATCAAAATCCTTTACCTCTTCACCCATTTCTAAAGCTTCCGCATTAGATACTCGGTAACTTAGATCCCTAATAAAATCTTGGATCATCTTTGGTAAATGAACAAACGAATCTCTCCACTCTTCATACACCTTATCTTCACAAATCTCTTCTACTTCTTCACGCTCTTCAAACCAATCCATCCTGGACCTCCTTTAAATTATTAACAAGTTTTTCAAATTTATTAAATCGCTCTTGGCTTACAAATAAATATCTTTTAAGCGCTCTAACTTCAACTGGTGATCCTCCATTTCGTATTTCTTCCAGCTGATCAATATGCACATTTAGATTACCAAGCAGCACTTTGATCTGATCAACTTTGAATCCAATCACGCTGTATGGCTTTCTTTCTTTAATCATCTCACCTCCTTTAAAACTGTTCCAGCTTCTGGATCATATTCCAGCTTGTGCAAACTATAATGACAAACACTCTTGAACTCTAAGACACCACCAGCCTTGTTGCAACTTGGACAATACGCACCCTCGCCTGGATCTTGTGAACTAAAAGCTACATTTCCATCTTCATAATTTTCACCGAACTGCAATGGATAACCTGTGCCTGGCTTTTCAAAAAACTCATAATGACAATTGTTACATTCAAAATGTTTCATGCTGCCTCCCCATTTAAAATTCTATTA